AGTAGAAGAAGAATATAATAGAGGAGATTACCCAGCAGCTTACCAAGAGGCTATAAGAATAAGGGACAAGATAAGGAACTTTCGCAAGTGCGGACTGGAAACGGGAGGTGAGTTTTCTCCAGAAAACCTTGCATTCAAAGTCTTAAGAAGAAATGGCTATCTGGGTAAACTCACACAAATGCGCCACGATGCTTACGATCACATGATGTCGCTGAATGGTGGCTGTCATCCGACAGCCGGCATCAAGATAAAGATTGGAGGATAAAGATGAAACTATTATTTGAAAACTGGAGAAAATTTCTGAAGGAAAACACAGAAGAAGTGATCCAAGCAGAGGAAGAAGTGATTGATCAACTGCTAAGGACTTCGGAACTTTTCAGAACAGCATGGGACGAGATGGAGGCTTCTATAGAAGGCACATCGCACCATCACGGTGAAACCTCCGGCCAACATACTCGGAACGTTATGGCTGCCATGGAGGGTGTTATAGAAGATTTGGCAGACACCATAGATGACGCAACGCGAAGGAAATATAGGCTCATGGCCGTTCTTCATGACATTGGTAAGCCGGCAACAAGAGCGGAAGAAGAGGGTGGAAGAGTTAGGTTCTTTGGACATGCTGGTGTTGGTGCCGAGATGACCAAGGACATTTTAGAGGAAATAGGCGAATCTGACGTTGACGTCATGGTCAACTTGGTTAAGATGCATATGGATGTATTGGAACGCATAAACCTTCTCAAGAAAGATGAACTAAGTGACAAAGCTGTTAGAAAGTTCGCCAGAAAAGCAGGCGATCAATTGGAAATGCTTGCGAACTTTTCGAAAGCAAACATCAGATCCCTAATCGATCCCGACGTGGTACCAGAGACAAGGGGAGAGGCCTGGGAAGAGTTCAAAGAAGAACAGCTGGCAAGTATAGATCTAATCGATCAGTTGGTGTCAAGAGTTAGGGCAGAGACAGAAAAACAAGAAACACAGAAAGCTGTTGAAACCCCCGTTGATTTTGCCAAGGGCCTTGCCTCGCGAGGTTTGCCGGCAGAACAAATCAAGAATATCATAATGAAGAAATATGGCAAACCAGAGCAGGCTGCTTTGGGGATCATGAGAGGCGCTGGTATCGAATAATGAAACTCCTGCTTGAAAACTGGCGGAAGTTCATGAAAGAAGGAAAGGCCATTAAGGCAAACCCCTCAATGCGCGAGTGGGCAGCCAATGCGTTTAGCGCTTACAGAAAAGCCGGCAAAGAAGGTAGTTTAGAATTCAGTGATCCTAAAACCCTTGATAAACCTTTCTTTACTGGATATATTGAAGATCCATATAGTGGAGAAGAAGTAGAAGTAAAGGCGGTTATTGTCCCAACGCCAGAAGAACGACCGGATAAGAACAATAAATTTGCAATACACTTTGACACTCTTGGCACACAAAACCAAACAATGAAAATACATCATAAAACAGCAGAACCGGCCTTCTCCGATTCCAGCTTGGTAATACCGCTGATGATTCACGAATTGGTTCATGTGATTGATCCCAAATTTAAGCTGGACAAGGAACACCCTCAACGTCAAATACATAAAGATACAATTAAATATCACAATTCTCCACACGAACAAGATGCATTCATGAGACAGTCTGTCGAAAACATGAAAAAACTCGGCCTCCCCGGGGACTATTTCTCTGATGAACCTGACTTTGGTAAATTTACCAAAGAGAAAATACAAGATTACAAACCTCGAACCCCTTGGGAAAAAACTTGGTATGAAACAAACCCAAAGGCGTGGCGAAAGCTTCTCAATACTTTATATGCGGAAGTGGAAGAGGGATGATTAAACAACACGACGACCCACACTATATTGTTAAGCTTGAAAAGGCTATCGCAGAGAAATATGGCGAAGAGGCAATCCAAAATCCAAAGAAAGGTTGGAACGAAGAAAAAGAGAAAGAATACATAGAACAATCAAAGGAGTTCTATAAAAAGATCCAATCACTAGAGGAGAAATCCGAGAAAGTAGAAGTAGATGGAATTTTCATTCCGAAGAAACTACTTAGTAAGAAGAGCAATAGAACGTGTCCGGTTTGCAAAGCATATTCATTTAAATCGCAAGATGATGTTTATATGAGTAAATACGGATGTTGTTCTGATTGCTTTATTCAATATGTAGATGGGCGCGAACAGCGCTGGCAATCTGGCTGGAGACCACAAGGAGAATAAAATGGCAACAACGTTAGAGATTATTAGAGGAATTTCCCAAGCACTGACTTATGCTTACGATGGTGGGCACAAAGAGAACTATACAGACGATGGGGAATCTCATAGCTTTGGCTTAAAAAGAGAAGAGGGCGATCCAATTCTCGACAAGCGTGTAATGGACGGTTTTAAAGTTAAGTTTGCCGGCAATAAGTTATGTATTCACTATCATTCCGAAGTTCAACTCAAGGAAGTCCACGATAATAACTTTGAATCAAATACAGAAGGTGTGATTAACGATATCGCCAAGTTTCTCAAAAAAGAGTATAAGAAGGTTACAGGTGATACTTTGACTTTGACTGGCGAAGGCGAGATGGAAGCGATTGTCCAGAATACTTCCAGGGTTCGCTCCTGGGTTCAGGCCTATAAGTGGTACAAGATTGGCGGTATTGGTGATGTCGAGCCAGTTGCAGAAGCATCGGAGGAACGACTGGATGCTTCCTTTAAGAAGTGGCTGGAACTTGGAAAGAACTCACCCAAGCCTAAAAACGTTACAAGAAAGAAAGATTGATGAATGAGCTATCAATTAACCAAAAAAGAACTGGTCCAGGAGATTGTGAAGTCCGGTAAGGATCCGAACTATTTTATTCACAATTATGCAAAAATTTCACACCCAGTGCGTGGTCTGATTCCCTTCAAGACCTACGATTTTCAAAAAGAACTCTTAGAAGACTTTAATAATCATCGATTTAATGTTATACTCAAGGCTCGCCAGATGGGTGTCACAACCATTATGGCGGCTTACATTTCTTGGTTGATGATCTTTCATCGCGACAAAAACATTCTTATAATGGCGACGAAGTTTCAGACCGCTTCGACGCTCGTGAAGAAAGTGAAAGCTATTATTAAAACTCTTCCGGAATGGATACGGTTGGCAGAAATATCAGTGGACAATAGAACTTCGTTTGAGTTATCAAATGGATCTCAAATCAAGGCGGCTTCGACCGCATTTGATGCTGGTCGCTCAGAAGCACTGTCCCTCCTCGTTATCGACGAGGCTGCCCACGTTGAGGGCTTAGATGAACTTTGGACAGGATTATCGCCCACCATTTCAACTGGTGGTCGCTGCATCGTCGCCTCCACTCCAAACGGTGTTGGCAACTGGTTCCACCAGACTTATACTGAGTCAGAACAAGAGTTGAACAACTTTCATTCTACTAGAATAATGTGGGACGAACATCCCGATCGTGATCAGAAGTGGTTTGATGAAGAGACGAAGAACATGTCCATTCGCCAGATCGCACAGGAATATCAGTGCAATTTCAATGCTTCAGGTGAGACGGTTGTTCATCCCGATGATATAAAGAGAATAGAAGAAGAAGTGCGCGAGCCCAAATATAAGACAGGGATTGACAGAAACTTTTGGATTTGGAAAGAACATGACCCCTCTTGTATATATCTTATGTCTGCAGATGTTGCCAGAGGCGATGGAAAAGACTATTCAGTGTTTCATATTATAAACCTTAACACAATGGAAGTTGTTGCAGAATATCAAGGGAAACCTACACCGGATATTTATGCTGAATATCTTTGCAGCGTCGGCCGAGACTATGGCACGTGTATGATAGTTGTTGAGAATAATAATATTGGCTTCACAGTCGCAGAAAAAATGAAGGAACTTGAATATCCCAATGTTTATCATTCAGTTAAGTCGACTCATGAGTATATCGAACAATATGCAGCAGAAGGCAGGAGGGATTGTGTTCCGGGCTTCACAACATCTTCAAAAACCCGCCCAATGATTATCGCAAAAATGGAAGAATTTATTAGAAACAAGATAATTAAGATATACTCTTCTCGCCTTCTCAATGAAATAAAGACTTTTGTTTGGACTGGTAATAAGCCAGAAGCGATGAGGGGGTACAATGATGATTTGACAATGGCTTTTGCCATTGCTTGCTGGGTTAGAGACACAGCATTGGTTGTTAATAAAAGAGAGATAGAATATACAAAAGTGATTTTAAATTCGATGAAAAAAGTTGATTGTGTTATGAATACGGCCATTTCTGGAATGAAGGGTTATGTGCCACATAGTAATAGAGAAAATAGGAAAGAATTGGAACAATATTCATGGATATACAAAGGATAAAAAATGGCCATTACGAACAATCCCAAAAACCCAGATTCAAAGTTATTTAAGAAGCTAACTAGGCTTTTTTCTGGTCCGATCATTGATTATCGTGCGCAGACGATACGAAAGTATCGGCGCCACCAATTAGATAAATTTGCGAACACATTCAAGTCGTTAAGTGGTCAGGGTTTCAAGAGGACATCTCACAACCCGTTTGAAAACTTACAAACAAATATGATCGCAACTCAGAATCGCGTAGAGCGATATGCTGATTTTGATCAAATGGAATATGAACCAATCATTGCTTCTGCATTAGATATTTATGCAGATGAAATGACGACTTCGTCAGACTTACAGCCTTTGTTGAAAATTGATTGCCCCAACGAAGAGATTAGGGCAGTTTTGAATACTCTCTATCACAACATAATGAATGTTGAATTTAACCTTTTTGGTTGGTGTCGCACCATGTGTAAATATGGTGACATGTTCCTTTATGTCGACATTCAGGAAGAGTACGGGGTTAAAAACGTCATTGCTCTTCCGTATGATCAAGTAGAAAGAATAGAGGGAGAGGATCCGACAAATCCAAATTATGTCCAGTACCAGTGGAATTCTGCCGGCATGACTTTTGAAAGTTGGCAGGTTGCTCACTTTCGTATATTGGGTAATGATAAATATGCTCCATATGGAACATCGGCCTTGGAGCCAGCCCGCCGAATTTTTAGGCAATTAACTCTTTTAGAAGATGCAATGATGGCTTATCGGATTGTACGGTCGCCTGAACGCCGCGTATTCTATATTGATACAGGCAACATCCCTCCACAAGATATTGAGCAATTTATGCAGAAGACCATTTCTTCCATGAAGAGAAACCAGCTAGTCGATTCTAGCACCGGCCGCGTCGATTTGAGATATAACCCTCTTTCTGTTGAGGAGGATTATTTTATACCGGTAAGAAATGGTGTGAAATCAGAGGTTCAGTCTCTGCCCGGTGGCACTTATACTGGTGACATTGATGACGTTAAATATCTGAAAGATAAATTGTTTGCCGCACTTAAAGTTCCTCAATCATACTTGTTTCGTGGTGACGGGGCAGAAGAAGACAAGACGACTCTTGCGCAAAAAGATATTCGATTTGCAAGAACAATTCAGAGATTACAGAGGGCTGTCGTGTCCGAGCTTGAAAAAATTGGGATCATTCATTTGTATTCCTTGGGTTATAGGACAAGCGATCTGGTTTCCTTTAAGTTAAAGCTGAATAACCCATCACAACTTGCAGAACTGCAACTATTGGAACACTGGAGAACCAAATTCGAAACAGCTGGAGCAGCAACTGAGGGTTATTTTAGTAAGCGCTGGGTTGCCGAACATATTTTCAGCATGTCCGAAGAAGAATTTTTACGTTGCCAGAGAGAACAATTCTATGATCGTAAATTTGCTGCTGCGCTTGAGGCTGCCGCCGCTGAAGAAGAAGGCATGGACGCCGGCCTGGGTGGTGGTGAAATGGGTGACCTAGGCGGCGACCTAGGCGGCGACGAAGATCTGGATCTAGGTGGTGACGAAG